ATCTAAAAGCGTTTGACGCTGGTATCCAAAGAGCATGTGAAGAAGCTCCTGTAAAATTAACATTATCAGAAGTACTTGAGAACGTAACTACTCCGTCAGTAGTTAAAATAGAAGTAGTTAACGTGCCAGTAACATCAAAGCCTGAACTCGTTGTCTCAGCTTTCTTAGAGTTGTCGTAATAGAGTTCTACATTTGTATTAGGATTAAACCTTGCCATAACTTCGAGTTGAGCATGGTTTATTTCTAACTTTTGTCCTGTCGGTATTTCTATATAAGTTGGAAAAGCTGTTGTGGCAGCGATTCTATTTGCAGACCCATCATGGTAAAGTTGAAGATCCTGACCATTACCTATCTCTAATTTATCTGTTGTTCCATCGCTATCAGGTATTCTTAAATGCCCCCAGACTTGAACACCAGCAGTTAATGTTTCCAGTTTTAATGCGTTGTCAAAAAAGAGTTCTACGGCTCCGTTTGCTGTACCTTTAACATAATTTTCACCATTCGTTGCTTCTAAAACAATTGCCGCAGCTTGAATGAATAAAGCACCTGTATCATTATCAATGTATGTATTCGATCCATTATGGTAAATAGTTAGGTCCTGCGACGCTCCTAGTTGTAGTTCTGCGTTGTCGTTTGGTATTTGTATGTTGCCAGTTGCCGTAATTAAAAATGTATTTATTCCTTCTGAATTTGGAACTAAAGAATAAAAACCTAAATTTTGACTATCTTGATAAATTTTACCGTGATTTGAATCACCACTTTTATCAAAAAATATACCCGGAGAGCCACCCCTTATATGCAACAATGCTCTATTTGTGCTATCACCAAGAATTGCAAGTCTATTACGATTACCAAGTTGATTTGTTAGATCACCTCCAGAACCAAATATATTGTCTGCACCCTCTGCTTTAATTCCCGTTGAAGTTGTCGCAAGCCTCTTACTGCCATCATAAAATAAATCTACTGCTCCATTAGATTTAAACTCTGCTATGGTTTCTGACTCTGCCATAGTAATGGCAAATACATCATCAACACCAACATCTACATATAAGTTTCCTGTTCCACTATGTTTTATATAACTCTGACTACCTGAATGGTAAATCTGTAGATCATCTCCTGCTCCAAAGACACCTTTAACATCATCGCCACATTTATAACCAGTTGATGTAGTTTCAAATTTTAATACGTGATTATAATATAATTGAACGCCTTGATCGTCATTACAGACAATAGATTCTTCTCCTGCTTTAGCCTGTAGATAAATATTAGAAGCATCATCATCATCAACATTATTCCTTAAATATAAATGACCTGTATTGTTATCTATAAGACTTGATGTTCCATTATGTAGGATTTGTAGATCTGATCCAGTTCCGACTAATAACTTCTTATTATCTCCTAGATGAATATGTTCACTACTTGTAAACGCATCGGTTGAATTTACCCAGTTAAATGTTTTATTAGTTGCTCCTAAAATTGTAAGTCCACCTCCATCGGCAGTAACATCTGTAGGAGTAGATACCTTCGCTAAAGTTATATTTTTATCTTCAACATCTAAGTTTGTTGTGTTTATAGAAACTGTTGTTCCATTAACCGTCAAATCCTGAGTAACTGTTAACGAACCAGATATAGTTCCACCTGCTAAAGGTAATTTATTTGTTATTGCAGTATTAGAAGCATTAATAGCATTGGCTTCAATTCCGTCTAACTTTGTTCCATCAGTTGCAATATCTCTTCCATCAACTGTTCCTGTAACTGTGATGTTCCCTGTTACATCAAGACCAGCTTCAGCATCTAAATTTCCATAAAATGTTGCTGTTCCAGTTGAACCTATTCTGAACCTTGTTGCATTGCTATTTGTTGTATCTTGAACGTTAAATTTTCCGTCATCAACAAGAATCCTAAAATCACTATCATGGTTGGCATCAGTGAATCTAATATTAGGTTGATTCGCTGAAATAGTAATATTATCGGAACCTAAAGTCCCAGTCGTAACTATATTTTGACTTCCGAAATCAGGAGATATTTTTGTTCCAGCTATCGCTGCGCTTGCACTTACATCTGCGTTAACAAGGCTTAAATCAGAAATATTTGCACTCGTAACTGTAATTGCAGTTGGTAATGCTCCAGTCGCAAGTTTCGATAAAGATATTGCTGCACTTGCATCTATTTGAGCATCAACAAGACCATTGCTATTTAATAGTGTTTTTATTTCTGCTGCTGTCTGATCTCCAGTAGATCCACTTTCAATTCCATCAAGTTTTGTTTTTAATGTATCAGTAAAATTATTCTGTGTTAATCCACCATCCCCAACTGATAATTTATTTGTCAGATTGTTATAGGAAATATCAATATTGGCTGATCCATCAAAGCTTGTTCCCGCTATCGTTCTAGCCGTTGTTAATGTCGCTGCTGATCCTGTTGTGTTTTGATTTCCTACGGCATTAACACCTGGGAGATCAATATTCGCAGAACCATTAAAGCTGACTCCACCTATTGTTCTAGCAGTGGCAAGTGTTGTTGCTGTTGCAGCCAGAGCTACGGCTATATTTGCTGATCCATCAAAACTCGTTCCACCTATAGTTCTAGCTGTTGCTAACGCTGTCGCTGTTGCCGCATTTCCAGTACAAGATCCCGCAGACCCAGAAGTATTTCCAGTAACATTACCAGTTAAATTTCCAGTAAAAGTAGACGCAGTAACTGACCCATCAAAGGTAGCTGCACCTGTTACATCTAAAGTCCCTGGTACGTCAATATTGCTAGACCATTCAACACCTGTACCTGCTGTATCAGTTTGAAGTAATTGTCTTGCCGTTCCATCCTTTAATTTACTAACTTCAATCTCAGCACTTGCACTTATATCCGAATTAATAATCGTAAGATCAGGAATGTTAGCACTAGCGACAGTAATCCCTGTAGGAAGTGGACCTGTGGCTAATTTTGATAAAGCTATTGCAGCACTAGCATTTATATCCGCATTAACAATGCTGAGATCAGAGATGTTTGCACTTGTTACAGTGATCGCTGTAGGTAACGCTCCAGTAGCAAGTTTTGATAACGCTATCGCTGCATCATTAGCAACCATCGCATTGGTGACTTGTACTTCTGCAACCGTTCCAGCAGCAGTTCCACCTAATAACCTATTTGCTGTAACAAGATCTTGTATCTTGTCGTAAGTGATTCGATCAGAATTAATAGTAAATATTGTGCCTTCACCTGTAACAGTGAGATCACCTTTGTTTCCATCAGCTACACCTGCTGGACCTTGTGGCCCTGCTGTCATAACTTCTACAACTTGTGCTTGATCGTCAGATATTGTGACCTGACTATAGGTTTCAGTAACGCTCATTCTGTGTAACCCTGTTTAACGTCTAGTTCACCAGTTAACCAATAATTTGTATTACTACCGACTGTAGATTTTAAATCATAAAAGCAACTATCAGGTAGTTGTGTTGTTTGTGTCTCCGTCATTGACATCTCTAGCTTTCCATTATTTGAATCAGTAATACTTACAGTCATATCACAATATTTTTTTGTTCTCTGCTTGTTCCAAACACTTGAAGTAAAAGTCTTACCACTAAGGTTAACAGCAGTACCAGTCGAGTCTTTCAGAGTAATACCTTTACTCCAGTCAACTCGCCTAAAGACCTTTGGCGAATATAAACCAGGAATAATGCCCATAAACGTCTACTAATTTGTGCTATTAGTCTAAAGCGTTTACTGTCTTATTGAATAATTATCTATTTAGATTCTTTATGATTCTGGCTTGACAGGCCACGTTGCGTTTTCAGGATCAGATGTTGTAGAAGGTAAATCTCTTAAGTCTTGTCTGTATTTTTTTTGCGCATCAGTCATTGTTCGATCAGAAACACCCCACCAGTCCGTTTCAACTAAAAGATCGTTACGACTTTTTCTTAAAGCAATCCATTTAGCATCTGCCCCAATACTAGAAACAGTTGTTGCTGTAAAAGTGCTGTCTTTATAAGTGTCTCCTACTCCTACAGAGTCACCAGCTACTACTGCTGTAGATCCAGTCGGAGGTTGCCAAACATTTACATCCCCATTCCATTCGACTACATCAGTTACCTTTTCATCTTCAATAATTGCGTAACGTGCCATCGGTCTGAAATCCTTTACATCAAGTTTAGCTAATTGAAAACCAATACTAACTCGATCACACTGACTTCCTACACAATGCCAAAAATAGGGTTTAGTTCCTGTAGCCGTAAAACGTCTAACGGTAATTCCTTTATCGTCATAGTCAGTGATGACTTTTCCATTTTTGTAGTATCTAAAAAATGATTTTCCTTGCTCAGACGAATGACTTATATAAATACGATCTGTTGGATTATCATTATTTGTATGCCAACTCATAAAGCCTGTATTTGGATAATAAAAAGTTCCACTACAAGCAACATATAAATTAGGGAATAAATCTTTTATAATTTTTTCTATTTTTTTAGCAGGTTTATCTACCGAAACGCATGATAAGTTATTATTTTTACTTTTTGGTACTTCATAGTCTATAACTGAAAAAAGACTTTCTTTTGATAAATTATCTTTCCAATCAGTAATATATTTAGCTTTAGATTTTTCTTTTATTTCTTTTAAGTAGGGTTCAATTATTTTTTGTATTTGATTAACTATTTCAGAAGAAAAAGGATTGCGACTTACCACTGAAAGACAACAGCATATCCCGCACCACCAGCATTACCAGTTGAACCGCCTGAGTCTGGGTGGTTTTTACCAGCCCCACCTCTACCAAAATTAGAAGTAGTAAATGCTGATAGTACATACTCTGTGTATCCAGTTACGTTTCCTGTTAATCCTTGAGTACCATTAACACCCAATAGTTCTGAAGTACATGTACCAGCCGATCCCCCTGTTGTATTTGCGTTTCCACCTGCATAATTTGATCCACCACCGCCTCCAGCAGTACAGGTCGCACCTGATCCAGCAGGGTTAATAGAAGACGATCCACCAGCACTTCCATTGCCAGTAGAAGCCGCCCCACCTGATCCAACAGTCACAGAAGCATTAGCACCCATCTCTGAGGAGCTATAAAACTTAATGGCTACTGCACCTGAACCACCTTGGCCTGACCTTGCAGGTTTTAACGAGTCATCATTATTAGCTTGTCCTCCACCACTAGAACCGCCTCCACCAATCAAGATAATTAAAAATCCTGTTCTGCCACTAGCAGGGGTAAAAGTTCCGCTACTTGAAAAAACACTAACTTCTGCACCATTAGTAACAGTAATTAGATTTGCAACCGTATCCCAACTTAATCCACCACTACCATTATTTTTTAAAACATTATTGGCTGATCCTCCACTTGGAATTGAACTTGTAACCCAAGCTGAACCGTTATAGGTTTCTTGTTTAGAAAGAGTTGTGTTATATCGAATATCACCTGTTGCGGGTGATCCAGGTCTTTGTCCTGTTGTCCCGACTGGCAACTTAATTCGAGCATTAGAGTTACAAACTATATCTCCAGCACTTGTAATGGTTCCTGTGAAAGAAGGACTAGCTGCTAAAGCATGTCCCATATCAGTAGTTGTTGAACCTAAATCAACCCAAGCATTATTGGCTCCATTTCTAATTTTTACTCGATTATTAGAAGTGTCTATCCACAATTTATAAGCAACCTTAGTGGTAGGTTCCGATGCTCCTGAATTGCTTGATTGAATATCAGCTAAAACATTATTTAAGTCAGTACGAAAATTAGCTCCATTTTGATTGGCAATAGAATGATCATGTGTGTTGGTCATTTAAGTAATCTCTTTACCAAAACCAGCAGCAGCCCATACAAAGTAACGAGCTACGGCTGAAGTACCATTCTTAAATAATACTTGAAAACCAGTCCTTGAGATGTTTGATAATTCATAGAAGTCTCCACTTTGTTGATTTGTTTGTGTAATAGCTACATTTGGCGTGTTCTTAAAAGGATTAGCAAAAGTTACTGTATAAGTCGAAGATCCTGTAGCAATTGGTGTAGAGATACTTTCAGTTCGACCTTGTGCTCTTATTTCAGCACCTAATTGAGTAATAGAAATATTTTGACTGGCATCAAGTGATGTTAAATAAGCTTTAAATTGAAAACCTCTACCTCTTACTAAAACATTTGAAAACTCACGCCAAGAACCCCATGTAGGAGAACTACTTGGATTATCATTTGTTGCTCGAACATATAAAGTCACATTACATTTATCAGCACTAATAGCACCAGTAGAATCAATCATCCCCCAAGTATCAATTAAATCTGATCTTGTATCCCAAAGTGAATTTAAACTATACGAACTTGCACGTATATTTCTTTTAATATTGACATCGTAAACCTGTGTTAAATCAACTACAGTATTAAATGTATAAGTACCATCACTAAGAACATTACCAATTATTTCATTTAGTCTTAAAGCATCTAAGCTACTGTCGTAACTACATTGATCCTTGTTGCCAGCGAAATTACCAGTATGTTCATCAACTGTTTGAATAAGCAAACGCTCTGAAGGCTCTGGCAAATCAACTGTAATTCTTGTATCATCCCAATCCGAATCATTACTGCCTGGAGTTGGTGATTCATTACCTAAATCATCCCTAAATTTTAATAAATAAGTACCAGTTAAAAGTGGAACTTGTTTTTGTGTTTGGTTTCCTGAAGCTGCAACAACAATTTCCTGAGCCGTTGCCCATTTAGCACCACTTGTTAATTCACTATGTCTAATTAAAACCTGACCACCTAATAAAACATCTAATTCAGTTGATCTGGTCCAACTAAGAATTGCACTTGCTTCATCAATAGGTAAAAGACTTATACCAGTGACTTGTGTAGGAGGTGCAGTTTTTCCTACTGCTGTAAATGGTGTTAATTGTGCAGGTGTAGTAGATCTTAATCCAGAGGCACTTACTCCATAACATTCAATTGTGTAATTACCTGCAACAGTGTCAAGAATTTCATATTGGCGAGTTCCTTCTACTGTTCTTGACTCCCAGTTACCGTCTTCATATCTCCAACGTAAAAAGACATTATCAGTATTACTTGTCCAAGTCAGAATGATTTTTACTCTTGCAATACCAGTATTTTCATAAATAACTTCCAGTCCAGATAAACCAGTAGGTGCTGATGGTGGTTCATTTAAGTTTGTTATATCTCTTGTCGTTAAGGTGTTTCCGCTTTCAACATGTGAATATTTACTAGAGTTAAATTCAAGGCAAGTTACAGCATAATTAATACCATCTTGTTCTTCAACAGAAATCACTCGCCAAGTAGAAGTTTGCAGATCAGAAGTTTGATATACCCAAACTGAATTTGGATTTGGAGCAGAAGAGAAAGCTGATGTAACAGTAACAATATTAGAGTTAACACTGGTTACGTTTTTAGTCTCTACTGATCCATCAGGAAGAATTACAGACAAAGTTGGACTATTAAAGATATACAATCCAGCATCATCATCAACAGGTATTGCAGTAGTAGTAGGAGTAGGAGAAGCTTTTATTCTTCCAGATCTTCTCGAACCTGCTCTCATTTCATCAGCTATTTCAATAATTTGACCTGGCCTACAGACAACACCAGCATCTATAGACGTAACGAACGTACAAGTTTCTCTCTCTGAGTTCTCCATATAGAGAAGCCATTTTCCTAGTCTTAAAGCCTGACCACGACTTGTTGTAGCGAATGCGTTGATGTTCTTCACCACACTTCCGTAACGAGCCATATTTACTGTGTCTTTGACCTCCTCATAGGCATAGTCTCTTAAGTCATTATCAAAATATTTAACAACAGCAACAGTTGTGCGAGTTTTTTGACTGCTATTTGAATAGGTAAAACCTGGCTCTAAAACATTTGCAATAGTGAAGAGATAACTTGTATCGGCTGGAGAATCTTGGGTTAAAGCAACAGAGCCAGCAGACCAATAAGCTTGTGCTCTAAAGATTGAACATAGTTGATTAATAACTGTATAAGCTTCTGCTGCTGATTGAATATTGACATTACAAGCAAAACGAGGTTCAGTTCCACCCGTACCTGTGCAATCATCTATTAATTCTGAACAATATTGAGATGCAGCATAGAAAGAAAATTTATCAAGATCCGCTTCCGCTAAATGATCACCTAGTCCATATCTACTTGTTGTTAATAAGTCATATAAAATCCAAGCTGGATCGTTGGTAACGACTGCTGCACCAAGAGTTCCATTAAAAGTTCCTGAGTAAGAAAGACTTCCATCTGCCCTAACGGTTGCCGTATGAGGAACCTTAACTTTGATACCTTTAACTAAATATTTTCTTGATGGAATACTTGTAAATTGTTCAGCATCAACACGCATCCCAACCAAAGCACTATTCACATAAGCTCGTTGATCGTATGTAATTTCTACATAGTTTTCCCACTTAAAAGCATTTGACAATTTAGAACTTGTTGAATCATCTGTAATTCGTGAAACTTTTATATTGACTGGGAAAGTACCATCAAGTCTTATTAAATATTCTTTCTTATAAAGATCACCAGTTCGACCTTTAATCTTGCCTTCATTGCCAGAGACTTTTGTTGAATAACTTCCACCTTGATATTGAACTTCTATTTTCAATTCAATTTCCGTACCATAAATATCACCTTCATCTGTAAGTCGTTGTAAAGAAGGAACAGAAATAATTACTTTGACTGCATCAACATCTGAATCTGTAATTGTAACTACTCTTGTATCAGTCTTTCCAACAAAACTGAACCCAGTGGATTTAGTAGTAGAAGTGTTTTCAGTTAATGGGATAACTGTTTGACTAGAAGTTCCGTTTCTTGATTCCCATGAAACATCAGCAAAATTATAAGAACCATCTGCATTTTGTAAGGCAGTATTGTTAATAAAAATAGATTTAGCACCATCAACCAAACCACCAATTTCACCTTCAGAAAGAAGATCTAATACTTTGGCAAATTGTTTTGAATCAAGATTATCTCTGGCTTCTGTAGGGCTACCACCGCCACCACCGCCTTTACCACCACCACCTCCTGAGCCAATAATTAAGTTGCTCATGCTTCCACCTGCACTGTGTCAATGGCTGCTGAGATAACAACAGAGCCGATCATCACCTCGGTTCCATAGACCAATGGAACAGGGACACCAGCCCTTGAAGTATTTTGGATTCCACTAAAACTAAAACTTCGCCTCGGATCATCTTCTGTATTAGGAATATCTTGCGAGGGTGTTAGCAATCCAGCTACACCAGATAAAACAAGAGCAATACCAATATTGCCAGCTAACGCTGCTGCTGAAAAAGCAGTTGCACCACTGGCTGTAGTTAAAGTAGACCCAAACCCAAAACCTCCTCCAGCACCAAAAGCTGCACCACCTGAATAAATTGCAATACCAATCAAGGCAGCACCAAGAACTATTCTTCCAACATTTCCACCTGCACCTCCAACAACAGGAATAATTGATATATCGCTTTGACCAGTTGGATAATGTATTTCTTCTTCAGCTAAATTCCAATCGTTAGCCATGACCTTGTAGTACTGATCAGCCATGTGTTTTTCAATCCCTTTAAAATTGACACATAAAAAACGAACAGCTTGAGCAGCACTTGAGACTTCAGCTTCTAAAACAGAACTACCCACAAATTTTGCCAATTGACCATAAAGTTTAATTTTCCGAAGCGACATAACGAATCCTCCTACCCATACATTTTAGTAGCCATTCATCCAACAAGTCTCTTGATGAGAGGCGATGCTGTAAATGATGTAAGACTAATTGATTTTCTAGGAATAAGCCAATATGGTTTAGACCTGGTGAACTGATACTAAATAACAACAAATCATTTTTTTTTAATTCCTCATCAGGTTCGAGTTCCCTAAAACCTGTGGCATGAAAAGAACGATCAAAGAATGGATTTAACAAGAAAGCATCAGAAGATGTTGGTCTATCCCAATCTCTCAAAGTAATACCTAATTCGTCTTGGTAATAGTCTCTACATAGACTCCAGCAGTCATTAACTCCCCACACCCACTTCCGTCCTATTAATGGTGCTCTATATCCACATGGTTCATATTCAACCCATTGCTCAAGATTAGGTTGAAC